GCGGTTGCCGGGACCTGCACGATCACCTCATCGGTCAGCGGACGGATGTTCTCGTTTGCGAGGTAGTCCGCCAGCGACCGCACCATGGCCTCGTTCGGAAGTTCGCCGCCTTCCAGGATAAATTCGATCAGGACCTGCCCGGCCTCCGGACTGGACAGGTAAGCGTCCGAAATGGAAGAGTTGAACTCTGTGATCCAGTAGCGGTACGCCTCCTCCGGTCCGGCCACGGAGTACTTGCTCGGTGCGATGTAGACCCGGCTGGCCAGCGTGTCATCGTCCTCGATGTCCGTGCCGCCGACCGTGGACTCCGTGTTGGCCACGGATGCCACATAGGCAATCGGATCCACCAGAACGTTGATCTCTCCCGGAAGGAGGCCATTCCCGTCCTCGCCATCGGTCTGGCACGTTGCCGTCACATCGACATAGGTGTCTCCGCTCGGAATCTCGGTGTATTCGTCCGTCTCGAAGTACAGGTCTCCGTTCGACACTCTGGTTCCCTGCGGTATCGCGACCGTGTCCGGCCTGATCGCCGCCAGGGAGAAGCGCATCGTCACCACCGCAGGCTTTGCAGGCTCTCTTGCGATTCCCTTTAAGGCCGCGAGGTTATCCAAAAACTCCCCGTAACTGTACTTCAGAAGATCCTGCTTCCCTGCCCGGTCGACATAGAGCATCGCCTGGAAAATCTGAACGGAGCAGGCGTACAGGATCAGCGACACAGGATCCGCCCTGGTCAGCTCCGTAGACTCGCCCGTCAGCTCCTCGTACTTGTCCAGGTAGTCCTGGACCATCTGCTGCTGGATATCATCCAGTGTCACGCCGTCAATGAAGCTCACGTCCGGCAGATTCGCAATCTCGTCTATCAGTGCCATTTCTATTCCCTCCTTTCCACGAAGATTTCAACAGACAGAGTGCCGTCAATGTTCGCCTCGGCACTCACATCCGATATGGTGATGTCCGGGATGAACTCCGCGACCTTCTCCTCCAGCTCGATGGCGATGATGTTCTCCGCCTCTCTTGGATTCATGGACACGAAGTTCTGCGGCAGGCCGAAGCCTCTGCTCCCGGGTATCGTTCCTTCTGCGGAGAGAATGAGGGTCTTAAGCTGTGAGTCGATGCGCTCGATCTCCGGCAGCTCCTCGCCCATGACGATATCGATGTGGTTGATATAATGTCCCATCGTCTCCCTCCTACACGTATTCCTTAAAATTCAGCGTGATCTTTGCCCGGACCAGCTCGCCCTTGTTCCAGATCTCCTCCCAGGTCTCGGACACGGATTCGATGTACCACTTGTGGCTCGACCACCCGAGGACCTTGCCTCCGATGACGAGTGTCTCCACCGTGCCCTTCCGGACGGCCTTCTCGATGGTGGCGATGGTGCTCCTGGGCTTCACGCCGTGTTCCGCAGACAGCGTCACCTCCATGGAGACCTCTGTCAGATCCGGTCCTAAAAACTCCGACTTCGGAGCCTTCAGCACAATCGGATGTGTTGCCCAGCGTCCGGCCTGTGACCGCTTCATGTTTCTGAATGTCAGGATCTTGTTTGCGGTCACTTCGAACTTGATGATGTCCCCGAAGCATCCGATGGAGGATGAGGACTTCAGCTTGTCGATCCGGCTCTTTTCTGCCGCCTTGGCAGCGTCTGCAGCAGCTCTTTCGATGTTCTTCTTGTTCTGCGCCTGCTGCTTCTTTATGGCCTTTATCTTCTTGGCGGATAGGGCACGCGCTGTCTTTTTGACCTTCTTTTTTGTGGCCTTGGTCTTGGCCTTGGACTTTTTCTTGGTTGCCACGCCCTCACCTCCTTACAGTCTGGCCTCAAGGGCCGAGAGCCTCTGAAGGATGGAATCGAGCGTGGACGTGCCGCCCGGATCATGGAACGTGATGTCTCCGTTCTTGTACTGGATGTAGGCCTCGCCGAAGGTCTCGCCCAGCTCCTTGCGGAAGACGTTCTTTCCATAGACCGGAGGCTCGTTGTCCTCGTTCCAGTATCGCCCCAGGACGATGCCTGCAGACTCCCCGTTGGAGAGATGCAGGACGAGGATCTCGTCTCCGACCTTTGGCATCTTGTACTCGTCCGTGAACGAGAAAACCGGGAAGGCATCCGTGACCGAATCGTCCAGATCCGGATAGGTGGCCTCGATCATGCCCTTCTTGTAGTCCACTTTCGAGACGTTCCCGACTCTGATGTTATCTGCCATATCCTCCCCTCCTTACACCTGTTTCAAATAGCCTGCGTAGCAGTATCCCCACTTGCCGTTGTACTGGACATGCACCCAGTCACCCTGTTTCTTTCCGTCCGATGTGATCTTCGTTCCTTTCGGAATTGAGGTCATGATTGATCCATTCGGAGAAGATCTGAAGTTTAGATTGCTCACCCTGGTATTGACTGTGTAGGTAACCTTTGCGGAGCTGCCCTTCTTTTTCTTTGAAGACTTCTTCTTAGATCCGTAGGTCAGCTGCGGCTGGCACCTGTGCATCTCCACCTTCTGCGTGGTGCCGGAGTTGCCGATCTCGGTGGTGACCTCGTCCACATAGTACTTGCCGTTCGCCTTGCCCATGCCCGTGACGGTCACGCACACGCCTGCGCAGATCTTCGGGTTTGCCCACATAGTCCCGGACAGCGTGGTGGCCTGCCTGTTGGCTTCGTTCACCTTTGCCGCCGCCTTGTAGTAGGCATCCGCCTGCGTGTCGCAAGTCTCGTTGATCTTCAGCACCCTGGCTCCCTTCGCCTTCTCGGCCTTGAGTCCGAGGTAGATGCTGATGTCCTTTTCCTTCTTGTTCTTGCTGCTCTTGTTCGGATTCTTGTAGGAGATCCTCGCTCCGGTATAAGTTCCCTCCAAAGCGTCCCGGAACTCCCACGCGTCATCAATGAAGCTGTCGTAGCTGATCTTCGCGACCGCCTTCTTGGCCTCTGCAGCCTTGTGATCGTAGATCACGATCTTGTTGTTGTAGACCTTCATGGCAAGGCCGTACTTGTCGCAGACCTCGTACAGGAACGCGCTGTCCGACTTCTTCGACTGTTCCAGAGATGCGATCGTGATGGTTGGTGCCGAATAGGACAGCTTCAGCTTGTACCGCTTCGCCACCTCGGCAGCGATCTGCCGGATCGTGACCTTCTTCCAGGTCTTGGTCCGCTCCCGGCTCTTAAAGGATTCATTTGCCGGGATGGACAGTGCTCCGAGCGAGAGGGAGAGTGGTCCGCCTGTGAACTTGACCTCGTCCAGTACGAACGTTCCGCAGTTCAGCTTCAGAGTCTCGCCGTCCTTGTTCCAGTCCTTGAAGGAGATCGATCCCTTGACCGTGCTGCCCTTCGTGGGATACCACTGCGTCAGCCAGATCTGGCCGATATTATGCAGGTCAAGCGACAGCGAGTCGCTGGATCCGGAGGCCACGTCCGTGTAGGACAGGCTCTCCAGATACTCCGCCAGCTTGGTGGTTACATTTTTGCCGTTGATGGTGAGGGACGGCTGCGCCCTCCTGGCTTCACTCATCCTCATCCTCCTCGTCCGGCTCATCTACCGAGGAATAGTACTCATCCTCGTCCTCATCGTCCTCCTGCCGCCAGAATGGAGAATCCTCATCCTCCTCGTCCGGCATATCAGGAACAACAATTTCCACGCCGGACGGGAAGACGAGAATGTCCAGGAGCGGCCAGTTCGCTTCGATGAGGAGCTGCATGTACTTTTCATCGCCGTACAGTTCGTATGCCAGGGAGTCCCAGCAATCGCCCTGTGTCGTGACATAAATATCCACGCTTTCTCCTTTCTTATGCGAATGCCACCCGCTTGTTCTTTCGCAGGTACTCCTTCATCATCTTCTCGAATTCGCTCTGGCTCATGCGGTTCGCTTCCACGATGTCCTGCTTGCTCGGAGCATCTCCGGAGAAGTTGTATGTCGGAGAGAATACAATGCTCACGGGACTCTCCGCAGGCTGAGACTGCGCCGCTCCGGATCCGTTTCCTGAGAAGCTGCCGATGGTGTCCGCGATCACGCCCGTCCGGGAGAATTCCGGTGTTTCGATAGTTCTGAACTGAGAGGCTCCATCGATGACTGGCTGCGCCATGGACGCTTTTGCCGCGTTCTCGACTGCTCCTCTCATGTTTTCAAGACCGAGAGCGAGGCCTTCGCCTGTGAACTCACCAGTCTCGATCATCAGCTTCGAAGGAGAATGCACCTTCAGAGCTGAGTTGACGGCTGACGCCGCCGCTGCCGCCACGCTCTGAGCCGCCGCCACGACTGCTCCTCGCATGGCATTGATGCCGTTGACCAGGCCCTGCATCATGCTCGTGCCTGCGCCATATAGGCTGACCGATGCGAAGGCCGACCGAATACCGCTTGCCGCACTCTGCGCCGCGCTGACGGCCTGAGAGCAGCCACTCCGAACAGCAGACAGGAGCTGGCTCATGCCGCTGGTCACGACTGACACCGCAGCACTCGTGCCACTCTGAACGGTTGAGGTGATCTGGCTCATGTTGCTGGTCACCGCCGTTTGCGCCGCTGTCATGTTGGTGTTGACCGCTGTCGAGAATGCGGTCATCTCCGTGGATGCTCCGGTCGATATTCCGGTCATGGCCGAGTTCACCGACTCCTGCAGGCCGGACATCGCCGTTGTGGTTGATGTGCTCGCGCCTTCCCAGCTTGAGCTGAAGGACTCCGTGATGGACGAAGACAGATCCGAGATGCTGGTGTCGATGGTTGCGGTTCCGTTCGCCACCTCTGTGGCCATCGCTGTGATGGTGGAGGTGCTCGCATTCGCCGCTGCCGTGGTTGCGCTCGACAGGTTGTTGTCGATGCCGTTCGTCATGCTGGAGGTAATCGCCTGGCCGGAAGCCAGAGCTGCTGCCTCCACATCCGGGATCCCGGCAGTGACTGTCGTGTTCAGAGACGATGTGGCCTGCGTGGCCAGTCCCTGGATCGCCGTATTAAGCTCGCCCGATCCGGCAGTCAGGCCGCTCGCCATGGTGCCGGTGAGCGTATCTGCGGACAGGAGAGCCGCCGTGTCGATCTGCGGCAGGCCTGCCATGAGGCCCTGACTGATCGAGTCCGCGCTTCCCGTTCCGAGGTTAAGGGCTGATGTATCCACAAGCCCCTGGGCATTAAGGAGCGAGTCCGCATAGGACTGCGCCGTCTGTGTGCCGTTCTCACCTGCCTGCGTTGTCACGAGGCTCTGGCTTGCCAGGAGTGCTGCCGCATAGTCCGTGTTCGCGTCCACGCCATACTGCGCCAACACGGACGAGTCCACCTTGTATGCGTCTGCCGCCGCCTGCGCCGTCTGCGCCGCCGCCTCGGAAGCAGCTCCTTCGCCTCCCGACAGGCCTGTGTTGTAGGCCTCCGCTGCCGCCGCTCCGGCTTCCTGGTATCCGGCCACTTCGGACGCGCCTGCCACACCCTGCGCCGCAAGCTGCTGTGCCGTGTAGTAGGTTGATCCGTTGTCGTTGGTGTATCTGCCGTCCATGGTCTGGGTGTAACCCGGGATGTCCGCAGCGTTATATGCCGCTGCCGACTCGCCGCCATCTCCGAAGATCAGGTCTCCCAGGCTGGAGAATAAGCCGCCTACCTGGTCGACAAGCCAGCCGCCCATGGACAGGATGCCCTCGCCGATGCTCTTCAGAATGTCCGCACCGACACCCAGCCAGTCGACCGAGAAGATAGCGTCAATGATACCGCCGATCATCTGAGGGATAGCACCGATCACGAGCGGAATGCTCTGTAGGATGCCGAGTGCCAGTGCGCCGATCAGCTGGACGCCTGCAGACAGGATCTGCGGAATGTTCTGTGCAATACCCTGGACGAATGCTACGATGCCAGCGACCGCCGCCTGCACGATCAGCGGCAG